TCCGGTTTTCGCGTACTCGTCGGCCTGGCGCAGGATCGCGTCGATCTCGATGTTGAACATCGGCGAGAGCACGTCTGGCTCGCACTGCTCGAGCAGCAACTGGATTGCGCGGGTCGGGTGCGCCATCGTGATCCCGAGCCAGTTGTAGGCCGAGGCAGTGCGGTAGTAGCGAAGGCCGGCGATCTCATGCCGCTGAGGCGGGCGGAAGGGTTTCGTGCGCATATGCAATCCGGGTAGGTTGAGCCTACATTTTCCAGATTGCTGTATATGCGTACAGTGGTTGGCGATGGGTGGCTATGCCTGCTCCGACAGG